GAAAGATTAGCAGCATATAAGTCATCAAAATTATGATTAATTTTATCAAAGGCTGAGCGAAGGGTTTCACCATCTCCTGCTAATTCTGCCGTTCCAATGTTGATAATTTTTCTTTCTGACATTTGCCCACCTTAATGATTTAACTTAATATAATTTACAGTGCCTTCAGTCCAATTTGATACATAAGCTCTGACCCATACATAATTACCCGTAAAGTTGTATGTTTTAGTAATTGTAATTGCCTCGTCGTATTCTATAAATGTTATATTAGCATCTGCAATCAATCCTGTTGTATCTACAGTTAATGACCCAGTTCCTAGCTCTACAGTAAACCAATCATCTGCTGTTGGGTCAGTAGCTAGTGTTCCTTGAATTTCTATCTTCCCAGAAAATCCAGTTAGATTTGTGTGAATTGTGTGGAATCCGTCTGCTCGACCATAATACCCATCACCTCGATATTTGTCGCCAGTAATTACAGTGGCGGTGCTATCATCTGGATGTGTGTTTTGTGTTAAAATATCTATACTATTACTTGGCATAATACTATTTATCTTTATTTGATTCTACAACAACTTCTTCAACTCTACTAATATTACCTCCAATCATTATTTGTACAAGTTGTAACATTTTTTCACTTGTTAAATAAAAATAATATCCATGTGCATAGCCAGAAGTGCTTATATGTTCATATGCCCGTTTTCCTATTTTAACTTTGTCAGGATTTGCATCTATCCATCTTGCAAAATCATTACTTACACGATTCTTAAGTGTTATTCTATATTTAAATGGAGTAGGTCTTTTAACAACAATAATAGGTGTATCACGATTCAAAAGATTTTTTAAATTTGTATCTGGTGCATATAGAAAACACTCATTTTTTAAATTACCTGCTAACTTTTTTAACCATTCCCAATCATTAGAGTATACATTTAATATGGGATTTTCTACACGTAATGAATAGTCTCCTTTTTGTTGAATAAAAGTATTGTACATTGTGTGACTATCTTTGTAATCGTTAATAGAAACAGGCGTTTCAATGAACGCCCGTTTTAATAATAATTCTTGGCCTTTGCTATATTCTTGAGTCAATGTTTCAAGGCACGATCTTGTATAAGAAAACTGCTTTTCTCTAAATATATGTGCAATAGCATTTATAGTTTCTAATTTATAGTAATACTTGTTATAAAACTTATGCCTACTTAATCGCCTCTTCAACTTTTATTACCTCTGTTTTTAGCACAAGTTCATTGTCTGCTAAAACAATATTAACTGTGCCACCTGTCTTAAGATCTCCGAATAGCAACTGTCTTGACAATGGACGTTTAATATCTTTATCAATAACACGTTGTAATGGTCTTGCACCCATCTTAGAATCAAAACCTTTGTCTACCAGATAATCAAGTGCTTCGTCTGAAATCTCAATGTTTACATTTTTATCTTTGACCATGTCTTTTAGTTCAACTAAGAATTTACCAACAATTTTCATCATTACTTCTTTGGTCAATTTTGCAAATGTAATAGTTCCGTCTAGTCTGTTTCTAAACTCTGGAGCAAAAAACTTTTTAAGTTCGCCATCTTCGTAATCGTTTTCCATACTATCACCAAAGCCAATTGAGTTTTTCTCTGCTTGTGCTGCACCTAAGTTTGTAGTTAGAATCAAAATACTATTACGTGCATCTGCTTCTTTACCATTTGAACCTGTGACTTTACCGTTGTCCATAACTTGTAGTAAGATTTGAGATACATCAGGATGTGCTTTTTCAATCTCATCAAGTAGTAATACACAGTTTGGATTTTCTTGCAGTTTAGTAATTAGTTGTCCTGCGTTTTCTTCGTGTCCAACATAGCCCGGAGGTGAACCAATAAGTTTGGCAACACTGTGACGTTCTTGATACTCGCTCATATCAAATCGAACAAGCGCAACACCTAAGTTATGTGCAAGCTGTTTTGCTGTCTCAGTTTTACCTGTGCCTGTTGGACCCATAAATACAAACGAGCCAATTGGTTTATCTTCAGGTTTAAGTCCTGCTTGTGCAACAAGAATTTTATCTACAATTGATTCAATTGCTTCATCTTGTCCGTATACTACTTTCTTAAGATTGTTTTCTAGATTTGCTAAGTTTTCTGTTTCTTTCTCTGCTACTTGTTCAGCAGGAAGTTTTACGGCTTTTGCAAGTTCATATTGAATGTTAGGTGCTTCAATAAGTTTTTCACCTTCAAAACCATCACGCAAATTGTATCGGCTACATGCAGCGTCGATTAGATCAATTGCTTTATCAGGCAACTTTTTATCTGGCTGGTACTTTACGCTTAGTTTAATTGCTTCGTCTATTGCTTCTTCAGTAATATTTGCAGAATGGAAATCTTCATAGTACTCTTTAATACCTAGTAAGATATCCTTTGTAACCTTTGCACTAGGCTCGTCAACAGTTACACGCTGAAACCTACGCATTAATGCTCTGTCTGCTTCAAAATATTTTCTATATTCTTCCCACGTAGTTGATGCAACAACTTTAAGATTACCTTTTGTAAGAGCAGGCTTTAGCATGTTTGCAAGGTCGTTTGAATTATTACCGCCACCTGCGCCTGCACCATTCATCATATGTGCTTCGTCTACAAACATTATAGCTTTAGGTTTTTTCATTAGTGCATGTAATACTAATTTAAAGCGTTCTTCAAAGTCACCTCGGTATTTTGAACCTGCTAACATTGCACCAATGTCAAGGTTAAACACTTCGTACCCTTCTAAAAATTTAGGTATGTTTCCATTTACAATATTCCATGCTAAGCCTTCAGCAATAGCAGTCTTACCTACACCAGGGTCGCCTACTAACAATACATTATTTTTACTACGACGACCTAGTGCAAGAGCAATACTATCTAATTCGTCCGTACGTCCGATTACAGGATCAACTTTGCCTTTTGTAACTTGACTGTTTAAGTCGGTAGTAAACGCACGGAGAGCTTTTAACGCTGCACTATTTGTTTCGTTATCTTCTACTTCGTCTTCAACTTCGTTGTTAACATAATCGTTGAATTGATCTTTTTCAATGCCACCTTTGTTTAAGAAATAACATGCTTGTGTTTTCTTTTCACTTAAAATGCTACTTAGGACATCTTGTAATTGTATATTGTTACGACCACTAAACAACACTTGCGTAAATGCTCTATTAAGTATTCTTTCCACACTCTGTGTTTTCTTAGGTTTAAATTTTTCTGCCTCAATTACAAGGTCAGAATTAGTTTTAAGGAAGTGTCTTAGATTTCCTTTAATATAGTCAACATCTGCGCCAAATCCTTCGAGAAGTTTATAAAACTTATCTTCACACATCATTGCAAATAATAAGTGTTCTACTGTAACATATTCGTGTTTAAGTTTTTGTGCATCCTTGATTGCTTTGTCAAAAACTAATTGTAATTCTTGTGATGGCTCTACCATGAGGTTCCTCTTTTGTTGTTTGTATTTACTATAATATAAAATGTAGGTTTTGTCAATTGGTTGAGTAACCAAACACTTGTTCTAATTGCATAAGTTGTTGGTCGGTTAGTTTTGGCATTTCTACTTTAATTGTAATATAAGCACTACCTCTAGTTCCTTGCACAGGAAGTCCATGACCTTGTATACTAAAAGTTGTATTTGATGCTGTGCCTCTGGGAATATTCAAACGAATATTACTACCGTCTAGTGTATTAATGTTTACCTTTGTGCCTTTTAATGCCTCTAGTAGAGATATTTTAATAGTCTGTCTTAGATGTACTCCATCTACTTTCCAATGCCTGTGCGGTGCATACTTAATAACAACATTTAAATCCCCAGGTTGGAATTGTTGTATAGCATCATCGCCCATCCCTCTAAATCGAACTGTTTGTCCGTGCTGTATGCCTGCAGGTATATTAATTCTAGCCTCGCCTGTAGTGCCATTGTGCTTTTTATATCTAGCAACAGTTTGTATTCCTGTGTAAACATCTTCTAATGCCATTGTATAGGCAATTGTGATATCTTTATTTTTTGGCTGCTGCTGATAATTTCCTCTAAATGGATTGCCTTGGCGGAACATTTGTGCAAACATGTCCTCAAACCCACCTGTGCCTTCGAAACCGTTTGGTCCGA